ATACCCTGTCCCGGAGGTTATACAGGAGCGGCGGACAGTGTGCATTCCGCGCACCCGCCGCTGAAATGCCGCACAGCGGCTGCCTGACAATACGCGGTCTGGAGTGAGGGCGCAGGAAATGGGCCGGGACAGGTTATCACATAAACACGATTACACAATCAGCAAAAGATATCATGATGTTTCGCCGCAATCTAGTATATTTGGCAATCTGCTGGGAAATAGTAGAAACGGAAGGAGTGAGGAATATGGATATGCGTTCGGGGATTGATAGGAAAGGTATTGATAAGTCTTCCCTTCGTGATATTAGCGGTGTGAGTATTGATATGACGCTGCCGCAGCAAGAGCGTATCAAGAGCTATGTGGAACAGATCGGGAATCCATACTGTTACCTGGATGGCGATATTGTGGTCACAATCGGATACGCCGATACAGATGTCAGTTTACAGGATCGTTTGAAGTCCTATATTTCTAACTTAAAGTGAATATGGGAAAAAGCACCATCCCTTTTTCGATTGACAAATTGCCCTGAATATAGGATAATAACAGAGTCAATGGAGGTGGCTTGGTCAGCCGCCAGGGATAGGTACCGGAAACGAATTTCCTGATGATTCCATTAGGAGGTTTGACGATGGCACTATATCCAGAGAAAATATATCGTTCCATGGCATATTATCGGCTCTCAAAGAATGATTATTCTACTCATGAGAGCGATAGTATTTCTAACCAGCGAAAGTTAATACAGAATTATGCCGCTACTCATGCTGATATTGAACTTGTGGGAGAGGCATATGATGATGGTTACACCGGGACGAACTATAATCGCCCCGGCTTTTGTGCTGTCATGGAGGCAATCGAATCTGGCAAAGCTGATTGTGTAATTGTGAAGGATCTCTCCAGATTAGGCAGAGAGTATATTGAGACTGGAAAGTATTTGGAGATGGTGTTTCCGGACAAGGGCGTGCGGTTTATCGCAATCAATGATGATGTGGACAGCGACCATCGCAGTCAAGGAGACGACATTTTGATTCCCGTCAAAAATATCATAAACGAATCTCAATGCCGGGAATTATCCAAAAAGCTCCGGGAGCAATTTCGACTGCAACGAAGTCAGGGCGAGTTCTTGGGCGCATTTGCAAGCTATGGATACCTTAAATCTGCTGAAGACCGGCACAAGTTGGTCATTGATGACTATGCCGCCGAGATTGTTCGCAGCATTTTTGCACTGAAAATGCAAGGCTATAGTCAACAGGCCATTGCTGACAATTTGAATCGCATGGGCGTTTTGCCGCCTTCTGAATACAAAAAGCAGTTGGGTCTGCGGTATCAAAGCGGTTTCAAATCGTCAAAGAGGGCAGAATGGACAGCCATGACTGTGCGGAAGATCCTTACAAATACAGTTTATGTTGGAGAGCTGGTGCAAGGAAAGCGCGGCACACCAAATTACAAAGTTAAGAAGATGCGGGAGAGAAAGCCGGAGGATTGGGTTGTAGTGGAGCACAACCATGAACCTATCATTGATATGCTGCTTTTTTCAGCCGTTCAGAAAATGATGCAGAGGGATACCCGGACTTCACCGGATCACAAGACAGTTCAAGTGCTTGCGGGACTGCTGTTTTGCCCTGACTGTAACCGTGCCATGTGCCGGCGTGTTGTTACGCGAGGTCAAAAAAAGTTTTACTACTATGTATGCTCCACCAACAAAAAGGGATGCGGATGCTCCAGCCACAGCATTTCTCAGGAAAAGCTGGAAATAGCGGTACTGCACGCAATTCAGGGGCAAATACAGAGCATCGTAGAGATGGATACGCTTTTAAAGCAGATTTCCTGCAATGAGTTATTGGCCGTAAAGCTGAAACGGTTGGATATACTGATTGCCCAGGCAGCGCAGGAATTAGAACGCTACGAGACATTTCGGATGAAACTGTACGAGGCTATGACAGACGGCCTTGTGGATCGTGAAGAATATCATCAGATGCGGAAGCGGTATACCCAGCAAATCGAGGTTTCAGAGCAGGCTCTACATGAATTGGAGCAGCGGCGCAAAGAGACTGAGGAGGAAGCGGCTCCGGACCGCACCTGGATGGAGCAGTTTTTACAGTATCAAAATATCACTGCGTTGGATCGCGAGGTCGTTGTTACACTGATTGATAGAATCTATGTCTACGAAAACAGGGAGGTGCATATTGACTTTAACTTCCGGGATGAAATGGCGGAAATCTATGATCTGCTGAACACAGCGAAGAAGGAGGCGGTATAAATGGCACGGAAGAGCAGATATACAGGCTCTGTCCAGGAAATCCCGGAAATCCGCCCTCATTGTATTGCCGCCATTTATCTTCGGCTTTCCGTGGAAGATGGGGACAGTCTTGAAAGCAACTCGATTGGGAATCAAAGGAAAATCTGTCTGGCCTTTCTGGAAAAGCACAGCGATTTTGAAATCGGCGCATTTTATGTGGATGATGGCTGCACAGGTATGAATTACAAGCGGCCTGGATTCCGGGCTATGTTTGCCGATTTAAGGGCTAAAAAGGTCAACTGCATCATTGTTAAGGATATTTCACGTTTGGGCCGCCACTATATCATGACCAGCGAGTATGTAGAAAAGGTATTCCCGGAGATGGGTGTCCGCCTAATCTGCATCAACGATGACTATGATAGTGAAGATACTCATTCCGACCGTGATGGCCTTTTGATGCCGTTCAAGCTCGTTATGAACGATACCTATGTAAAAGATACTGCACGAAGGATTCAAAGCAGCATCCACGCAAAAATGGACAGCGGAGAATACCTGCCATCTTCAGGAAGCGTTCCCTATGGGTATCGAAGGGCACCGGAAAAAGGTACATTTGAGATTGACAGGGAAACGGCCCCGGTTGTCCAGCGCATATTTGAAATGCGTGCGGAAGGTATGATGTTCAATACGATTGCAAAAGTGCTGAACCAGGAGGGGATACCCAGTCCGGGGAAAATCCGCTATGATCGCGGGCTTACGAAAGCGGAGAAATTCAAAAACGCGCTATGGCTTCGTGGGACAATCCGAAAACTTACGGGGGATGCTGTTTATATCGGCAGTCGAATCCACGGAAAGGTTGCCCGGGAGCGGCTGGGCGGTGATAAGAAAGCTCGTCCTAAAGAACTGTGGCAGATAATTCCTAACGCACATCCGCCCATCGTGATGCAGGCGCTGTTTGACCAGGTTCAGGAAATCAATCAGGCAGAGTTAGAGCGTCGGGCCGCATATGACACGCTGGACAATCCAGATCCGGACTACCGTGATATTTTTCGTGGCAAAGTGTTCTGCGGAGAATGTGGAGCAAGAATGACTGCGGGAATCTTGGCTGGCAGAAAAACGACTCCAGTTTCAGTCTACTTTAATTGTAATCAATATCGGTACTCCAACCATAGCAGGTGCAGTAATCATTACATCCGGCAGGAAACTCTGATGGATACCCTGAGACATTTCCTCGACAAACAAGTGGAAATTGCAGTTGACATCGAACGATTGACTACAGAGATACGCAAAATGGAAAGTACGCCTGACAGCGTACAGAACCGTTTAGCAAGTTTCCGCAGTCAGCGTATGAACCTGGAGGCCAAGCAGGACCGGCTTTTAGAGGATGTGGCGATGGGGGTTCTTGACCGGGAGGAGTATATCCGAATCAAGGCACGATACCGCAGCGAACATTCTCTTTTGGAACAACAGGAACAGGAGGCTGTCCAAGAGTGCGAAAGAATAAAAGCCGCACTTGGAACGGCAGAGACCTGGCTGGCTGCAATCCGGTGTTATCGGGAGATACCGAAAATCGACCAGGAAATTGTAGATGTACTGGTGGATCGGATACTTGTATTCGAGGATAAAAGCATCCGGATTTCTACAACTTATGGCAATCCGTATGCGTTACTTGAAACGTGCCTGGACAGCGATGCTGGAGGTGCTGGCTATGCTGGATAGCGGGAAACTGAAGCTCATGTATCTTCGGCTCTCGAAAGAAGATGACGACATTGACGGAAAAGGGCAGGAGAGTTTTAGTATCGGCTCCCAAAGGCTTTTGATCCAGCAATATGTCGAATCGCACTCAGAGCTTGGGAAATACAGCGATTTTGAAGAGATCATTGATGACGGTTATTCTGGAACCAATTTTAACCGTCCCGGGGCGGCGCGCCTTTTGAAACTGGTAGAGGCAGAACAAGTTGAAACGATTATTGTCAAGGATCTCTCCCGGTTTGCCAGAAACTATCTCGAAGCGGGACATTTTCTGGAGTTTGTCTTTCCTGCGTATGATGTTCGGTTTATTTCCATCAATGACAACTATGACAGCCGTGCATACGGGGAGTCCACTGGGGGCCTGCAACTGGCAGTCCGCAATTTAATCAATCAACTTTACAGCAAGGATATATCGAGGAAAATCAAAAGCACTGTCGATATGAAAAAGCTGAATGGAGAATACGTCTACGGAGCGGTTCCCTATGGGTACAGAAAAGGGGAGAAGAAAAACACAATTATAGTGGACCCCGAAGCGGCTGGGGTGGTGCAGAAAATTTTCCAATGGGCATCCGAGGGTATTACAGTGTCGCAAATTGCCCAACGTCTGAACACAGACGGGATTCAAACTCCCTCCATGTATCTGAAGAAGTTTCGTGGAAACTATCGGGTCAGCTTGTATTGGTCATTTGATTCTGTAAAGAATATTTTAATCAACCGAATTTATACAGGCGATACAGTTCCCTTCAAATCTCATGTAGTGAGAGTTGGAAGTGACCAAGTAAAGCTGCTGCCGGAGGATGAACAGCTTGTGATTCCTGACACACATGAGGCTATCATAAGCCGGGAAATGTTTTTCCAGTCCAGGAAAGTCATCAAGAGCAACGTGAAATCAAAGTCACAAGGTCCCTCCAGCCTGTTCTCCACTTATTTGAAATGCGGCTGCTGCGGAAACAAGCTGCAAAAAGGGCGCAAAAGCAATCAGACATTCCGATGCGCTACCGCGAGATATGCCCTGGATTCGGATTGTGCAAATGTGCATATACAGGAGAAACGTCTGGCAGAGGTTATACTTCGGGCGATTCAAAATCAATGCGATGTGGTGGACGCAAAGGTGCAGACCGCAAGGGCTGCGCGAAAAGGGGCCCTCTCGGAACAAACATCCCTTCAAAATGAATTGCAGAAGCAGAAGCGGAGAGTTGAAAAAAGCCAGACACAAGTGATGCGCGATTATGAAGCATACATCAGCGACAATCTGACAAAGGAAGCGTTTCTGCAAAGAAAGGCGGCAGCCAAAGAAGTTGAAGCAGAGGCTGGCATACAGGTGGTATTGCTGACAAAGCAGCTGGAACAGTTAAGTGCTGAGGCGAAGTCCATCGAGTCAATGCTTCGGGCAACCGATCCGTTATGCAGGCACATCCATGTTCGGGAGTTGACACCGGAGTTGTTAAAGGAGTTTGTCCAGAGCATCACGGTATACCCGGGGGGTGTCATCAACATCATGTGGAATTACAGAGATTCGTACAGCATCCCGAATATGACGTGTGAGTAATAATAGGGACAACACAGTGAATGTACGATAAGTTCTGGTGGCGAAAACCATTGAAAACACACGATTTTGGGGAGTAATGCTTGATGTTGTCCCTATTATAAATCACTCGTTTTACTCAAACGGATTTTTGCAAAATCCCTGAAACCCTCGCCTTTATAGTGATAAGGAACTAAATTCACTTATCACTGTTAGCTGACGGTTTCGGGGTGCATACGAAAGCCCGTCTGAATCCTAACAGGGGTTCAGACGGGCTATTTTCTTAACAACATGGAGG